CTAATAAGAATAGGTGAATGATTGCAATTTTGTTCATTTCGGCAATCATACTTTTTTGAATTCTGTTGATTGTACGAGCAAAACGTATGTCTTGTAATGATAAGTTTTTACCATCACCAACAACTTCTTCAAATCCTAAAAATGCTTTTGGAACACGAAGTGCTGTTAATAGTTTCTTTTGAATATATTCAATATCGGCAATTTCTGATAAGTTAGTTGCACCTGGTAATGTTGTAATTGGGTCTGGTGCTGCAGGGTCACGAACAGGGATAAAGAAATCTTGGTCAACCGCCATTTGGTTGAATCTCATATCTACATTACCTGTTTTTGAATCCACAACTTGTTCTCTCTTGAACTTGTTAGCAACACGTTGTACATACGCTTCAACATCATCGTCATTCATGTTTCCAACAAATACTTTGAATAATTTTCTTTCAGGCGCTCTTGATGTACGATAGATTAACATTGCATCTTCACAAAGTAATAATTGTTTCCAAATACGTCTTGCCTTTTCTAGCATAGAAGTACCATAAGGAAGTTTTCTATCGTCACCTAATAATCTAAAGTGAGCAATCTCCCATGATTGAAACTCCATGTTTCTGTTTTTCCAAGTAAAGTGAAGTGCTTTTTTATTTTCATCTTTTTCTTGTGTAATATCTACAGTAATTTTGGCACTAACCCCAACCTCGTGTCTTTCAATTTCAATTGTTGGTAATTGTTGACAACCAATAATACCTTTTTCAGGGTCTAATTTGAGGTAAACAAAGTTATCACCATACTTACAAGTGTTTCTTGTCCACATTGGTAAGTTGGTGTTGATATCCAAGTTATTGTTGAATAAATCCGCTAATACAGATTTAATACGTTTTGACTCAGAATAAATTTGAAGAATAAAACCATCTTCATTTGTTGTTGTAGATTCTTCAGAATAAATGTCTAACGCCGCAGAAATTTCAGGGGTATATTCCATTGATTCATAATCATACTGAGCAGACAATCTTGATGGTTCATAATAAATTGCTTGGGAATATAAATTGTTTTCAACTTTTGCCCACTGATTTGTTAAATAATAAGTTTGTTGAGCTTGAAGTTTTTCTCTTTCAAAATCATCACGATTTGTTGTACGCAGAAGTTCTTTCTTATCAAACTTAAATGTTGGATAATCCTGTTTTAACAGTGAATTTGGGCCGAATGTTTTGGATAGCCTCTGCCAGACCGTTAGATTTTGTTCACTCATAATACAATTTTACTAATTACTTTGATAATATAAATACTTATCCGGCACCAAATAACCATCCGTATTTTTGATAATCCGCCTTGGTTGCTTGTCCTTGATTATTCATTCCATTACCTTTACCCATTTGTGGAACCATAGGGTTAAAGAATTCAGACGAGTTTTTATTTTCGTTGACGGTTGTTGCCCACGAATTTATCATTGCTTTAGTATGATTTGTAACCTTTTCTAATGATTGAAATGATTTTTCTGCAACGTATAACGCCATAGAAACACCCATAATACAGTCATCGTGGTGACCTTTTTGGTGGTCGGGCCTACCGTTAATATAAACAAATGTGTTCATTTCATTGTATAATCTATTTGAATATACTTTGAATCCATGTCTAACACCTTCTTCAAATGCGGCAATAATTTGAACCCTTTTTGAGTTGAAGTTTATACCGGGTATTTTTTCATTCATTTTTGGGTCCCATTTCCACTTATTACTTGTATCAACATTATCAACATATAAACCACCTTGATAATTTAATTCCTGTAATTTTCTTGCTGTAGAAATACCCATACCACCTGTGATATCAATAACACAATAAGCATTATACATTGCACCCCATTTATATGCAATTTCTGCTAATACATCTGGTGGAATTTTGGCAACATATTCTAACACTTGTTCTCTTTCGTCAAAATCGATGATTTGAATACACGAGAAGTCCTCAGAATCACCTCTTGATACATCGACACCCATTACGTATTTGTGACCGTTTACGGGTTCCTTAAATATCCACAATGAACCACCCATAAGTTTGGCTTGGGGGTCACGCAATGTGTTTTTGGAAATGTTCTGCATTAGTTCAGATTCAAACACGTTGTCACCTGAACCTAAGAAGTTACATTCCAACTCCTGAGCTACTTTCCTTCTGTCAAATTTTAACTTCTTAACCATGCTTTCAAACCACGCAGAACAAGGTTTGTATCCTTGGTTCATAAAGTTGGTTGTGATTGAATGGTCTCTTTCATATGGATTTTCCATAGATAAATCCACAATATCTTTGTCAGAATATTCTTCTCGGTTTAATAAAAAGTGAACTAAGTCATTAGTTTTGACCATATACAAATCTTTTGTATATCTTGGGTCACGATACCAAAACATCTCAGATATTTTGAAATCGTTCATGTTTCGTAATGATTGGTCGTAGATTTCGTAATAGATTGGGTCATATCCGTTTGGAGTGGACACAACAATTACTTTACCCCCCGTAGATAGGGACGCCATACAGGCAGACCAGAAATCTGAGTCCGCTTCAATAAACGCCGCCTCGTCAAATACAAGGATGGTAGGTGTATAACCCCTCAAGGCATCCTTTGATGTTGCAACCGCTTTTACTTCACAGTCGTTACTTAATTTGAAATGTCTTTGAGAATTTTTTTCTTTTGAAAAGGTAACTCCGACCCATGCGGGCCATTGTTCAGTAAACCCTCTTACCTTGTTAGCCATCTCCATTGATGTATCCAACTTGTTGGCAATGATAAGGATTTTTTCAGGTTTGTTCTTTTTGGCAAATACTAATCGTTTAGATATCCAAGCCGCAGTTACGGTAGATACACCCGCCTGACGATACTTCAATGCAATGTTTTCATTGTAGTTATCGTAATCTTCAATTAAACTAACTTGGTCGGGGAATAAGTCCAATGGGACATATTTGGATACGGTATTATCGTATGTTTGTAAGTAAGTACGAAGTGCATAAGGTGTATTCCTCATACACTTCGTAACTTCAATAATCAGTTGTTCTCTATTCACAAAATGTTATTTAGGTCTTGTTATACCTAAACTACCCAAGAAATCGTCCAAATCATCTTCATCATCTTCGTCACCGTAACTATCATCAGAATCATCATTTTGTTCTTCTTTATAGTTTTCAAAATCTTCTTTCATTTGCATGGCTTCTTTCATGATTTCTTCAAATCTTTTAGTTGCCTTTTTAACTTTAGATTCATCTGATGAGATGGCATTTCCAATAATTTCTAAAAATTCTTGTGCTGGTATTTGGTATAACAATATATGGAACCAGTTTATTAGACCTTTGTTACTTGAATCAAACATATCGTCAGGTAACGCAAATCTTAGTTTTTCTACAATTTCAGGTCCGATTCTCAATTGCATTGGTTCATTACTTAAAACGTCAGTTTGTCCTAATACTTTTGAACGTAAACCTGGTTCTTTTGGTAAACCATGTCTTCCTTTGGCTTCTTCAAAACCTTTAATAAGTTCATGACAAAGAATTGGGAAAATCATACCTGTTGCAATAATTTTAGTGTCAGGTTTTTCTTCTCCACCTTCATCACCACCATCTTCGTCATCCGTGTTAGATAATTCAACTTTACCTGCAACACCTTGACCTGTTTGACTCATCATTTCAATCATTTGTTCCATTGAAAAATATAAAAAATCATTGATTGCCATAATGGCTAAATAATTTCTATATAACGATGGGTCTATTGCATCTAATCTTGCCTTTACATCAGGTTTTTGAAAAAGGTAATGACCTTTTTTTGCAGAACCTTGAATAAGTGCATTGATAATATTTCTTTTGTGTTTTTCTAATTCAAAAACTTCTTCATCCGTTAAATCCTCAACATCAAAAGAGGGGAATTCTAATTGTGGTTTGTCTTCTTCCTCTTCTTCATCCTCATCATCTTCAGGTTGATATCTAAAATTTGCTGTATCAGGCATCCCTAAACTAGCCTCAATTTCATACCAATCTGCAGGTGTTTCAGATTCATCCAAACTTGCTTCGATTGCCAAATCAATAAGTTCTTGTCTATGACGAGACTCAATACCCATCACAGAACGGGTTTTGGTCATCATATCACTAATTAACATTTGTTGAACTTGTCTTGGTGATATATCGTTAATACCTGTCACCTCTTTTAACTTATCGGCAACTTTACCAAATCTACTACTCACTAATCTTTGAACATCTCGGGTTCCTTTGTGTAATGCAGGATTGTTTGCATACATGTTTTCAGGACTTCCCAACTTTCTTTCCAAATTTGGGTCCATTCTTTCAGGTCTATTACCGTAGTCAATTTGTTCTTGTACTTTCTTTGCCATAAATTATTTTTGTAATAAGTTCATTATTGTATCAATTACTTTTTCTTTTGCATCTTCAGCTGAAACCTTACTTGCCTTTGGTGCTGGATTTTCACCCGGATTTGGATTTTTACCAGGATGAACTCGTCTTGTTGGTCTTGTCGTTGGTTTTACATCCGGCTTTGTAGGTGCCGGTTTTGTTGTAGGTGCAGGTGAATTAGCTTCTTTGGTCTCACGTTTTTTTCCTGTTTTTTCCGCCTTTGGTGCTGGATTTTCACCCGGATTTGGATTTTTACCAGGATGAACTCGTCTTGTTGGTCTTGTCGTTGGTTTTACATCCGGCTTTGTCGGTGCTGGTTTTGTTGTAGGTGCTGGTGATGATTCTGAAATATATTTCATTAAATCACCTTTAGTTATTCTTGGAGGTATATGTTTTTCCACAATCTTAGTTATTTGGTTTTCCAAGAACAAAGATACGGGATTTTTTCCTTCTTCCAATTGTTTTTTCACTGAC